GTGTTGCTGTTATTTCTCCACCTAAAGCAAAAGTTGTTAACAACAGCGGAAACGAAGTTGCTGACACTGTTACCTTTGCTAACGGTTTGGCTAAGAGCTCATACGCTTTTGTGGATAACCAGCATCTTAAGATCTTTGATAAGTACAACGATCAGTTCATTCATATTCCAGCTTCTGGTGCAACTGCGGGTCTTATGGCTAGATCTGACAGAGACACTGCTCCATGGTTCTCTCCTGCTGGTACAAACAGAGGTACCTACTTCAATGTGGTTTCTCTGGCGTACAACCCAAATAAAACAGACAGAGATACCCTGTATAAGGCTGGTGTAAACCCAATTACCAACCTTCCTGGTCAAGGTGTAACCCTCTTTGGCGATAAGACAATGTTAGGACGTCCATCTGCGTTTGACAGAATTAACGTTCGTAGATTGTTTATTACTCTGGAGAGAGCTATTAGTAGAGCAGCACAAAACGTACTCTTCGAACTCAATGATGAGTTTACAAGAGCCGAGTTTGTTAATATCATCGAACCTGTCCTTAGAGACGTCAAGGGTCGTAGAGGTTTAACTGACTTTAGAGTGGTGTGTGATGCGACTAATAACACTGCAGCTGTAATTGATCGCAATGAGTTTGTTGCTACAATCTTCATCAAGCCTTCCAGATCTATTAACTACGTAACTCTGAACTTCGTAGCTACTAGAACCGGTGTGGACTTTGAAGAAGTAGCAGGTCAAGCATAACCGCATAACTAAGGAGATATAAGAAATGGCTATTCTTGGAGTTGATGACTTCAAAGCAAAACTGAAAGGTGGCGGTGCTAGACCTAATCTATTCAAGGCAACGATCAACTTTCCAGCTTATGCTCAGGGTGACGTAGAAGTCACATCTTTCATGTGTCGGGCAGCTCAGCTTCCTGGTTCTATCATGCAAGAGATCATTGTACCGTTTAGAGGTCGTGAGTTAAAGATTGCAGGTGATCGTACGTTTGACGTATGGACACCAACGATCATTAACGATACTGATTTCGTCGTCCGTGATTCCATGGAAAGATGGATGAACGGTATTAATGCACACTCTGCAAACACTGGTCTGGTAAACCCTACTGATTACCAAGCTGACCTGATTGTAGAGCAATTAGATAAGGACGAAACAGTCCTTAAGACATATAACTTCCGTGGTTGTTTCCCAACCAATATTGATCCTATCGATCTGTCCTACGATCCTGCAGCGGCAATCGAAGAGTTCTCTGTAACTTTCCAGGTTCAATACTGGGAATCTAACACAACTACCTAGTTAAGATTGCAATAAATAAAGTAGGGGAGGGAATAGGCTCTCCCCTACAATTGCATTTGGAGAAGTATTTTGGCAGACGATAGCTTAAAACTCTTTGGACTGGAGATTCGTAGATCCAGAAGAGAACAAGAAAAGAAACAGCTTCCATCTATTGTTCCGCCCTTAGATGATGATGGCGCAGGTTATATCACTGCGGCCGGCAGCCACTATGGTTCGTATATCGATTTGAGTGGCGAAAAAGCAAAAGACGATAAAGATCTAATTAAAAAATACAGAAATGTTGCAGCTCACCCAGAGGTTGACGCAGCCATTGAAGATATTGTCAATGAGGTCATTTCTGGAGAAGATGAAGTTGTTGAACTAAATCTAGATAACGTAGATACAACAGATTCTATTAAAAAGCAAATCAAAGAAGAATTTGATAATGTTGCGGCTATGCTGGACTTTCAAAACTATGGCCACGATATTTTCCGTAGGTATTATATTGATGGTAGAATCTATCATCACCTAGTTATTGATCCCTCTAAAGCTCAAGAGGGTATTCAAGAAATTAGGCCTATTGATGCTCTTAAGATCCGTAAAGTCAAAGAGATCAAAAAAGAAAAAGACCCTGTTACTGGTGCTAATATTGTCAAAAACATTAAAGAATATTTCATTTATACGGAAAGTGAAACAGGCACTAATATTTCCGGTGGTCAAAAGAATAATAATGCTTTAAAAATCTCTCCTGATGCTATTAGTTATGTGACTAGTGGTTTATTGGATGCAAGTAGAAAGAAAGTTATTTCCTACTTAGATAAAGCAATGAAGCCTATTAACCAGCTTCGGATGATGGAAGATGCATTAATCATCTATAGATTGGCTAGAGCGCCTGAAAGAAGAATCTTTTATATCGATGTGGGTAACTTACCTCGAGGTAAAGCCGAACAATATCTGAAAGACATTATGACTCGCTATAGAAACAAGCTTGTCTATGATGCCAATACAGGCGATTTGAAAAATGATTCTAAACACATGTCAATGCTTGAAGATTTCTGGCTTCCTCGTAGAGAAGGCGGTAGAGGGACTGAGATCTCAACTCTTCCAGGAGGACAAAACCTCGGAGAGATTGATGACATTGTGTATTTCCAAAAGAAAGTTTTCAAAGCTCTGAACGTTCCTGTTGGTAGAATCAATCCAGAAGAGCAGGGCGGAGGTATTCTTGGAAGAACTTCTGAGATTACCAGAGACGAGTTTAAGTTTCAAAAGTTCATAGAAAGGCTTCGTCGTAGATTCTCTGATCTTTTCACGAATATTTTGAAAAAACAGTTACTTCTCAAAGGCATAATCACAGAGGACGACTGGGAATCTTGGAAAGGCGATCTGCATGTAGATTATATTACAGACAATTACTTCTCTGAGCTGAAAAACTCAGAAATGTTAAGAGAGCGGGTCAATATGCTTCGTGAGATTGAACCATATCTCGGCACATTCTATTCAAAGGAATGGGCACAAAAGAACGTATTAATGCTGACCGATGACGATATCAAAACTATGAAAGATCAAATTGATCAAGAAAAGAAGGACGGTGAAATTCCGGATCAAGATCAAGAACCAGATATTTGATTAAAAACAAAATTATTATAAATACTTTTAAATAAAATTATAAGGACTTTTTCAATGGTTGAGAATATTGATAATTTTTTAGACAATGTCGCGAACAAGAACTTTGTAGAGGCAGAGAAGCAGTTCTCTGACATGATTAATACTCGTTTAGCAGATCGCCTTGAATCACATAAGGCTATGATCGCTAACCAAGTGTATAATGGTGTTGATCCTGAAGAGGACATTGATATTGATGATGAAGATGAAATTGAAGTAGAAACTGAAGAAGAAGAAACAGAAGAAGATGCAGAGCTTTAAAGAGTTTGCCAAAAATATTGCTCCAAGAGGTCAAAAGATCATTAAGGTCTTAGATACAAAAGCTGGAGAAACAATGGTAACTAAAGACACTAAAGGTAAGTTCAACGTAATGTTTGACAACCAGGTGGTCGATACTCTGCGCACTGAGAAAGAAGCAATGAGAGCTGCCAAGCAATTCGGCAGCATGATGGGTAAAAGGTAGATTCAAATGAAACTGATTACAGAACATACGGAACAGGTTTCTTATATCGTCGAAGCTAAAGAAGGCGGCGGTAAGAATTACATTATTGAAGGTATCTTTGCCCAAGCGGAACAGAAAAACCGCAATGGAAGAATTTATCCAAAAGCAATTTTGGAATCAGCAGTTTCTAAGTATGATAAGGAACAGGTGAAAACCCAGCGTGCAGTAGGTGAACTGAATCACCCTGCAGGTCCTATCATTAACTTAGATAAAGTTTCCCATCGCATTACCGAACTGAATTGGGACGGTAATAACGTGATGGGGAAAGCACTTATTCTTGACACCCCTAATGGTAAGATTGTGAAAGGTCTCTTAGATGGTGGAGTTAAGCTAGGTGTTTCAACTCGTGGTATGGGAACTCTTGAGCAGAAAGGTGGAGTGAACATGGTCGGTAAAGACTTCGTTCTCAACACCGTAGATATCGTACAAGATCCATCTGCACCATCAGCTTTCGTTAATGGGATTATGGAAGGTGTAGAGTGGGTATGGAACAACGGTGTCTTAGAGCCTCAGGAAATTGAGCAAATTGAGACTGAAATTAAGAATGCTTCTAGATCTGATCGCTCTGCGGTTGAGATGCGGGAGTTTAAGAATTTCCTCTCTAGATTAAATTTTTAACAGGAGATGAATATGTCCGAACAAGAAATGTATGAAGACATTGAATCTGTTGAAGAAATGGTCGTGGATCCTGATCCTGAAGAGGAAGAAGAAGCTCACGACGAATCTGAAGCAGAAGCAGATGATGAAGTATCTGAAGCAATGGCACCTGCAACTAAAGGTAAAGCTGTTGCACCTGAAGTAGATGGTGCAAAGGCTGCTGCTTACGATGCTGCTAAAATTAAAGCATCTGCACCAGCGAAAGCTAAGGTACCTGGCGGCGAGGCACAAAAAGGTGACCAAGTTGCTGATAAGATCCCTGGCACTAAAGCTGGTATGATTAATGCAATGTATCAAGAAATGAACAAGATGAAGAAGTCTAATCTTTCTGCTTCTTACGGAAAAATCATGTCTGCTATGAAGGCAGAAGGTTTTGAAGTAGAAGAGGAAGAAGCTGCTCCAGCTCTCCATGAGAAAGCTGATGCAGTACAAGTCGACTTTACTGCAGACATGGACGCTTTGGTTGAATCCGAAGCTACTCTGTCTGAAACGTTCAAGGACAAAGCAGCTGTTATCTTTGAAGCAGCTATCAAGTCTAAAGTTTCTGATGAAGTTGCACGTATTGAATCCGAACTTCAAGAAGAATTTGCTGAAGAAGTACAAACTGCACGTGAAGAAATGATCGAGCAGGTTGACGGATACATGAACTACGTTGTAGAAAAGTTCATGGAAGAGAACAAGCTGGCAATCGAAAACGGCATTCGTGCCGAGATCGCTGAAGACTTTATGGACAAGCTGAAGGACCTCTTTACTGAGTCCTACATCGATGTTCCCGAGTCCAAAGTTGATCTGGTTGACGAGCTCTCTGAGCAAGTTACTGATCTTGAAGCAAGACTCAATGAAGCCACTGAAACTGCTATTGAGCAAACTCAGTTCATGGAAGAACTCATGCGTGATGCTATCATCCGTGAGCACTCTCGCGATCTGGCTGAAACTCAGGTAGAAAAGTTGAAGTCCCTGGCTGAAGATTTAGATTTTGAAGATCCAAAAACTTTCGCATCGAAGGTTATTACCATCAAAGAATCTTACTTCACCAAGAAAAAAGTAACTGTCGCAGAAGAAGTCGTAGGTGACGAAGCTGAAGAAACTGAAGTTTCTGATGTGATGGCTCGCTACGTATCTGCGATTAAAAGAACCGTAAAATAATTAAGAAAGAAGGTGTATAAGAAATGACTCCTACAATCTCTTACGATAAACTCGTACAGAAGTGGGCTCCAGTACTCAACGAGGAAACTGCTGGTGCTATTTCTGATTCTTACCGCAGACAGGTAACTGCTGCTATCCTGGAAAACCAAGAAAAAGCTATGCGCGAAGAAGCCGCTCAGGGATCCTTCGGCATGGTAAACGAAGCTGGTACCGTAGCTGGTAATGTTCAGAACTTCGATCCTGTACTGATCTCGCTGGTACGTCGTGCTATGCCTAACCTGATGGCTTATGACGTATGTGGCGTACAGCCAATGACTGGTCCTACCGGCCTGATCTTCGCTATGCGTTCTAAGTACAAGACTGCTGGTTCTAAAGCTGGTCAGACAAGCGGCACAGAAGCTCTGTTTGACGAAGCTGCTACCGGTTTCTCTGGTGACTCTGCAACTCAGACCACTGATCCAATGGGTCCATGGGCTGACTCCGCATTCTCCGGTGACTCCACTGTAGACGATGCTGACCGCGGTACTCATGCCATTGGTCGGGGCGTATCGACAGCAGACGGTGAAAACTTCGGCAACTCCGATGCTAACCAGCGTTTCGGTGAGATGGGCTTCACAATCGATAAGCAGACTGTTACTGCTAAAACTCGTGCGCTGAAGGCTGAGTACACCATGGAACTTGCTCAGGATCTGAAGGCAATCCATGGTCTGGAAGCTGAAACTGAGCTGGCTAACATTCTCTCGGCTGAAATCCTGGCGGAAATCAACCGTGAAGTTATCCGTACCATCAACTCCCAAGCTAAGACTGGTTCGCAGGACGTAACTGGTGCTACTTCCACTAAGGGTATCTTTGACCTGGATGTAGATGCTGACGGCCGTTGGTCGGTTGAGAAGTTCAAGGGTCTGGTATTCCAGCTTGACCGTGAAGCTAACGCAATCGCTAAAGATACTCGTCGCGGTCGTGGTAACTTCCTGATCTGTTCGTCTGACGTAGCTTCCGCTCTGGCAGCTGCTGGTATGCTCGACTACGCTCCTGCTATGTCGACCAACCTGAACGTTGATGACACTGGTAACACTTTTGCTGGTGTACTGAACGGTAAGATGCGTGTATACATTGACCCATATGCAGTTGCTGACTACGCTACTGTTGGTTACAAGGGTACCAATGCATACGATGCTGGTGTATTCTACTGCCCATACGTACCACTTACCATGGTTCGTGCGGTTGGTGAGAACGACTTCCAGCCAAAGATTGCCTTCAAGACTCGTTACGGTCTCGCTGCAAACCCATTCGTTGAAAACAGCAGCGGCGTTGGTCAGCAGTCTGACCTTGCTCAAACTGTTAAGCGTAACCAGTACTACAGAATCTTCCGCGTGGACAACATTCTGTAAGCATACAATAACAATAATAAGTGTTATAAATACTGGGTGGATCGAAAGGTCCACCCTTTCTTTTTTTGTGAGGTATGAATGGCAACCTTAACGACGAATAAAAACTACTTACAGCCTACTGGCTTTAAAGTAGTAATTAATAGGACGAACTATCCTAACCTGACATTTTTTGCTCAGTCTGTTAGCCATCCTGACGTATCACTAACTAGTCCAAACGTTCCTTATTCTAGAATCGGTAATGTATCCATTCCCGGTGATGCCTTAGATTACTCGCAGTTAAATATTAACTTTATTTTAGATGAGAATATGGAAGCATATACTGAACTGTATAATTGGATGGAAAGTTTGGTTAATATTAATTTTAAAAATACAGACAACGCTGATCCATCTCAAGCTGATATTTCAATTTCAATCTTAACTAGCCATAATAATCAGAACAAGGTTATCACCTATAAAGGATGCAATCCAGTATCTGTTAGTGGCTTGGAGTTAACTGCCATCGCTTCAACCGTTGAGTATCTGACTTTCAATGGAGTCTTTACTTTTACAGGCTTTGAAATTAAGAGTTAACTTTCCCTTAAAAACGTGATATAATAGACCAGTCTAACAAAA